CGTAAACCCCACCTATACTCAAGCAAACCTTGTTGGAAACTACATTCAAATTGGTAAGTTTGTGGCTTTTACAATTGCTTTAACTGCTTCTTGGTTGGCTTCTGTTTCTAACGCAGGTTCTGGGCAGTATTATTTTAGCTTGCCTGTTCAAATAAGTAGTACTAATACTAGTATGTTTGCTGGTGGTACTGTGTACAGCTCAACAGTTGCTGAAGGACCTTTAATTGGCGACTATAAAGCTTCTGGAAATGTGCTGGCTATGTTTTACCCAAACGTTGCAGGAAGCAGGGTAACAAAAACTGCTTGGACAGCCACTGACCCTGGAATTAGTGGTTCTGGTGGTTATTTTAGAATTAACGGTTGGTACTTTGCAAATTAATGAGCATTTAGGAATATTTTAATGATTAAAACTATTGATTATCCATTTACTTTTAGTAAATCGTCTAACAATACTGCGATTAACTCGGTTGCTTACACAACTGATTTTAAAAAGATTTGGCAGAACAGGATTTTGCTGGTACTAGGCACTCGTCCAGGTGAGCGAGTTATGCGCCCAGATTTTGGCTCAAATCTTTATACTGTGCTGTTTGAGTCGCAAAGCGATGCGCTAAGTATTGCTAACACAAGCATAAATGAAGCTTTTGCTGCTTGGCTTCCTGACTTAACTTTAAAACAAGTTAACCCTACCTTTGACAGTTCAACAAATACTTTAATTATAAATATTATATACGGTTTACCAAACGGGGAAGTAGACAGTGTTACAATTAATACTGGAGTATTTAACCGCTCGGGCGACCTAATTCAGGAGATTACTAATGGCTAGTTCCGTTACTAAAAATTATATTCCGCAAATTGATTACGTCTCTCGTGACTATACAGCAATTCTAGCGGACTTAACTGCTATTGCTAGGCAGTTTAACCCAACTTGGCAAGTTTCTGACCCAGCCGATATCGGTGTTGCTTTAATTGAAACTTTTGCTTACCTTGGTGACCTTCTTAGTTTTTACACTGACCGCATGGCGTCTGAAGGTTTTATTGGGACCGCTAGCCAACGCTCAAGTGTCTTGCAAATTGCTTCTATGCTTGGCTACACCCCTACCCCAAGCAGTGCAGCTACTGTAACTCTTAACATAACTAACAATAGCAGTAGTTCTGCCATTACTGTACTTGCTGGAACTCAATTTCCTTCTACTTCAACTGTAAATGGCCAAAGCACTCAAGTTATTTTTGAGCTTGACTCAGACTTAACTATAGGGGCATCTTCCTCTAGTTCTGCTAACGTTACTCAAGGTGTTACTACTACTGGAGAAGCACTTGGTACTTCTACGGGAGCGCCATCGCAAATATTTAAACTAAGTCAAACTGGCGTTATCCTTAACAGCACAGGTAGCAATCTTAAAGTATATGTAGGTGGCGTTCAATACACTTATAGCTCATCACTAGTTGATAACAACCCATTTGATTCGGTGTTTACTACGTCTATGGATGCTGATGGCTATACCTACATTATTTTTGGAGATGGCGTTGGGGGTAAAATTCCTCCAGCTACTTATAGCGTGACAGCCACCTATCGTGTGGGAGTTGGTTCACAAGGAAATGTTGCAGCTGGTTCTATTAAGTCTACATTAGGAAATTATAATATTTCTGTTTCTCAGGCTAGCGCGGCGACTGGTGGAGCTGACGATGAATCAACCGATTCAATTCGTTACAACACTCCTCGCGCAATTAGAACACTTCGACGTGCTGTTTCTCTTAGAGATTACGCTTATTTAGCTTTACAAGTTAACGGTGTTTCTAAAGCTAATGCCGATTCAGGTGTGTGGTCTAGCGTAAACCTTTACGTAGCCCCGTTTAGCTCAAGCGCTGTAAATACTTACGGACCTTTTGTAGGAAGTAGTACCGCTGTAATTACTGGAATTACTACTACAGCCAGCGATGGCACTGCTTATAGCTCTGGTACTGTTTACTTGACCTATACTGCAGCTGCTGGAACATTCAGTGCTTTTACGGCAAACTCTACTTATGTAAATGTTTCTGGGGCAGCACCTGTTTTGTATAACATTTACACGGGAACAAGCGGTAATACAGGAGCTGTTGTCACCAACGTAGCTACAGATGGAAGTTCTTTTACAGTAGCTACTTCTTTTACTAATACTACTGCTTTTACAACTAGCCCATATAACGCAACTCTATCTTCAGCTATATCAGTTAGCGCATATGGTCTGCCAACAACCGCGTTTACTACTCTAAAGAATAACGTGTTGTCTTACTTCACTGATAAAGTAGCGCCTAACGTAAGCCTTACAGTTGCAAACCCTAGCTATGTCCCAGTAAACATTGATTTAACTTTGCATGTTTTGCCGCAGTACACACAAACAACAGTGGTTACTCAAGTTCAAGCTGCTCTCACAAGTTTAGTTTCTTATAACAACGCTTTTTTTGCTGACCGATTACCGCCACATTTTATTCTTAATGCTCTTACAAACATTGACGGAGTTGACTACGCCACAGTAGACCACCTTCGCAGAGCTTCTAATGAACAAGTTTGTACCATTACTTCTTGGACTAGAACTACGAGTACTGCTACGTTACTTACCCCTAAAACAAATAATATTGTGGCTGGTCAAAATGTTCGGTTGTATAACAGCGGTGGAATTGACGGAACTTACGCAGTAACGGCCGTATCAACTGACACTTCGATTACTATAGCTGTTCCAGGAGGCGTTGCTACCCCTGGTTATGCCACAGCTGTTACTTACACAAGTACAACTCCTGGACTCAACCTAACAATCAGTTCAACAGCTGGTGTGACGGTAGGTATGAATGTAATCGCTACTGATGTTCCTACGGGTTCAATTGTTACCTCTGTAAATAGTAGCACCTCAATCACTATTAATAAAGTTTTAGGTATTACATCTGGATACACCAGAAACGTTACTTTTAGCCAAAACCCAGTTGATGCCACTAACTATGTAAAAGTTGTGGGAGTAGACTCAACTACATCTGCTGGAGTAACTAATTATGGCATTGCTTGTGCCGCAAACGAAATTCCTACCAAGGGAACATTTACCATAGCCGCTACTGGCGGATTGTCATAAGGAGAATAAATAATGGCTGCATCATTTCCAAGTTCTGTAAAAACTTACACCGATAAAGTAGACGGTGTTGATTACGTAAAAGCTGCCGACGTTAACAGTCTTCAGTCTGAAGTTAACGCCATTGAAACGGCCTTGTCCAACGTTGTTGACACGTCTGGAAGTGCAAAAATTGGTTACGTCCAATTAGCAACAGGCAGTTTTGCATCTTCGCTTGGCGCTATTACTGTGGCTGGGGCTAGTTATCAAAAATTAGTAGTTATAATTACGGTCGCTACTGCTGGTTCTGGAACAGGTATTTTGGTTACTGCTAACGGCTCTACTAGTCATAAATATGCTTATACTAACATTCTTGCTAGCCCTACAACTGCAGGAGCCATTGCTGGCGCAAACGTGCCAGTTACATCTGCTGCGCTAGCTGCTAATGACACTATTCTTATTGAAATCAATAACGTTAATGGTGCAGGTGCTAAGCCTATTAACTGGATAAGCGGTAGCTCATTTGGAGCTGGTCTTATGGTCTCTGGTGGAACAATAACATCCGCGATTACTTCAATCACTATAGCAGCTGGTGTCTACCCAACAGCCGCTAGTTACACTATTTATGGTGTTAAATAACCCATGGCAATTTACGGTTCTAGAACTTATGGGTCTTTTCGGTATGCAGGTGCGCCTACCGATGTTAGCGTATACCCCTTTACGGCGCAACCTTTAGACTATGGCAACATAAAACTTAACTGGAAATTTCCGTCACCCACGTCTACTTTTAACTCGTTTTCTATTGTAAGAAACCCAATGGGGTTTCCTGTAACAGTTGACGACGGCGATTTAGTTTATAAAAATACTTACACTAATTTAACAAATGTTAGAACAAACTTAATAACTAATCCTTCGTTTGAAACTGATGTTACTGGGTGGGCTTCGCTTCGAGCTACTAGCGTTACGCGAAACAGCTCTTATTTTGTTAAAGGCTCTTATTCGCTTTCTCTGCAAAGTAGTGGCGGTGGTCCTGACGGCTTCTATTATGTTTACCCTGGTGCTCACATACCTGTCACGGCTGGGCAAACTTACACTTACTCGGTTTATGTTGCTCAA